AACCTATTTGCGTAAAATTCTTCCGCATTTTCACTCGTTAATACACTTCCTGCTTCTTTTTCTGACATGGATAACTCCAAGATTTTTACCTAATGAAACCATTAGTAGATTTAATGCTTATATCTTAATCACTTGTAACGCTTATGTAAAATTACTTATTATATTTTTTCCATTCGGAATGCATAGATTGAGCTTTAGGATAATGTTCTTTAGATATTTCATCTCGTCTTTTTTGATCTTCTCTTGAAATTCCATCATCTGATAAATTATGTCGTTCTAATATTCCTAATGCTTCTTCATGATGTGGAACATTACCAACTAAATTAGTTAATCTAACAGCATTTTCTGAATGAGCATTTCTTTCTTCATTTTCTTTATATGTTTTCATCCAATTACCCATATGAACTGGCTTTGATTCTTCTATAGCTTTTGATACACGTTGTGAATTTTTTGCTTTAGACATCATTAAGTCAAAATCTTTAGCATCTTGACTTCTAGTATCTTTTTTACCAGCACGTTTAGCCATTTCTGCTTTGTCAAATTCTGCTTTTGTTGATCCAATTACTGTAGCCATTATATTGCCCTCTCTGTAGTTTCTGATGATGCCTCTTTTGCTGACTTTTCGCTAAGATTAGCTAATAGTAATGCAAATTGACCTTTAATGTGTTCAATCTCTTTTTGTGTTTCTGTTTTAATAACTGTATCCATAGCTTGAGTATGAGTACGCATTTCTGTATCGTTTCTACGTTCTGCATCACGCAATTCAATATCATGCGCTTTAGCAGTCTGTTTCATCAACTCACGTTTAGTTGCACCATCTTCTTTAACTTGTGCTACCGACTTAGCAAATGCTAAATCTTGTTGTAATTGTTGATTAACTTGTTGCGCTTGTTGTAATTGCGCTTGCATATTCTTCAATTGCATTTGTACTTGTGGTGGTACTTTAGACTTATCATCAATTTGCGCTAATGGATTATTAACTGCTAAACGATCTGCAATTGTTTCAGCACCAGGAAAGTCCATGTTACGGAATATCAAATCACCAGCTTGTTGCATTAGACTAGGATCAGCAGTTAATAATGTCATCATGCTATCAACAGCTTCTTGTCGTTTGCTGTTGTAACCTGGTCCTGTATCCATTACTACATCATATTCTCCAACAGTTACATCATTTAATACTCTATTAACGCCTTCTTCATCTTGACCATATTCGTTAATCGTCAATAGTTCTGGCTTACCATCATTACCAATGATACGCAATACGCGTTGGCGATCATAAATCTTAGGTATTAAGTCTAGTATAATTTTACCAGTATGACGAATTGATCTTGTTAAGTTATCGTAGTAATGGAAGTTCACCATGTCTACTTGCTGTTGCTGACCTTGTAATGCTTTACCTGATATGTTGCCTTGTGGTAATTGACTAGGATCAAATATGCCAATTACTTGTTGTAAATCTGCTGTAATACCTGCTGCTGCTGCCATAATACCTGCTGGTGGTGCTTCAGGCTGTAATCGTTGTGGTGATGGTGCTGGCTTACCATCAATATCAGTTTGTTTGTAACGCAGAACAGCAGTAGCTTTAATATTAGCTTGCGCCCATTCTGTTTCATGTCCTTCATCTTGACCTTCAGCAATCAGCCATTTAGCTTTAGGTGCTAATGCAATAGATTCTGTAATAGATGTTGTCCAGAAGTTATACATACGTTGTGGATCTTTAGCCATACGCACCAAACCATACTTCTTGCGCTTGTTTTCAACTACTAATTGCTGGCCATAGATTGGTACAATAGGAATATATTTACCTGCCCATGTACCTTCTTCAAGTATTTCTAAACCTGTTAGCTTTACCCATTTAACATATTTTTTAACTGAATCGCGCTTATCAACTACTGTAATTCCTGCCATATCTAATAGTTCTTGTTCAGGCAGTTCATCTTCAAATACTGATGTGCCATCCGATAACATTACTAACTTAACTGGCTTGCGTTCTGTATAAAAGAATTCTGCTACGCGTATATCTTCTTTCATTACCCATTCTGCGTTGCTATCACCTGTACCGCGAGAATGAAAGCCTTGACCATCATCAGCATTTGGATATTGCGCCCTAAATTCTTTTTTGCTTAGTAATGTAGTAATTAATACTCGATCTGCATCTGAACCATCAGGCATGACTGAATTAGGATCAAAATATACAGTAAATGGATTAGTAATAGCTTTAATGTAAATCTCTTGGTCAAAGCTATCATCTCTTAAATAGTCTGTTGTAATGCGCCAATATCCCCATCCCATGCGGACTGCAAAGTCAAAGGCATTATCATAGGCTTGGTCTGCATCTGATTGAACTTCAATATGTCTAAATATGCCACTAATAATATCAGCCATCTTAGCATCTGAACTCGTGTTCATGCCATGCGCTTTCATTCTTGGTCGTTGTTGCCTTTGCTGATTAGTAACTTGACGACAATATGCATCAACTTTATTAATTGTTAAGCATGGTCTAGCTTCTAATGTGCGACTATTCTGTATTTCTACGGGCCATTGGTCACCAGCAGCAAACTTTAAATCTTCTAATGCTTCAGCACGATTATTAGAATCTGCTTCTGATGCAAGCATTAAAAACTTTTTAGCTTCTTCAATACGCGGATCGTTATCTAAGTTTGCTTCTTTTTTCATATTAGCCCATCCAAGAGGCCGTAGCCCCATAATTTTGTTTTGGTTTCTTGCGTTCTTTAGTATCAGTAATCATTAATCCTATGTACCGAAAAGCATCAGCACCATGAGAATAAACGTCATGTAATGGTGTTCTGCTAAATTGTTTAGTATCAGGATCTACTTCATACCGATAATGTCTTAGACATTGTAAACCTTCTTCACAGTTTTCTCTATCAAAGTAGCATTGCGAAAATATTGTTCTAGCAGCGTTAATAGAATCTGCTACTGGTACTCTTGGCAATATATTAGTTTTGTACCCAGCATTACGCACAATATCTTCTATAGATTTGCCATTAGAACCAATAGTTTTATTTTGTCCATCATGAGGCAAATGTAAAGTATCGTATACATATCCTAGCTTTTGCATTTCAGATAAATAGTAACTCATGGTTTGTTGCGTATTTTGCATATAGTTAATAATGCGAGTTTCCATGCCTATAAACTGTACAAACCATATAGCTGTATGGTCTGCCCATCCTAAGTCAAATACAGCATGAACAGGTTTTGCGCTATCATAAGGCACTCTAGTAATTCTACCTGCTAGTTCTGCTGCTTGCATCTCTTTAGCAAATATTGCACCATCTACTGTTAATCGGCATAAGCCTTCCCAAACAGTATTGTATGCTTCTACATCCCTAGCTTTTAACGCATCTTTCTCAAGCACTAGCGTTTCAGGAAACCAAGGATTGTCTGACCAGTTAATCTTTTGCAGTATAGTATCACCAGGCGGATTCAATACGAATCGTTGATAGGTTTCGTCTGATTCTAGTTCCGGATTGAATGTAATCCATATCTCTGACTTCTCCTTACGAATGGTCGGTATTAATACATTCCAACTTGAACGACTAACAGCTTGTGCTTCTTCTACCCAGCATATATCTACGCCTTCGTAAGATTTTACATTAGCCACGTTGTTCTTTAATCCAACAAAGCTAAATTCACTACCGTTCNTACCTCGTATAGTAGATTGCGTAACATCATAAAATGAAGTTAAGTCTAAAGCAATAATTTGGTCACTTAATAGCTTATGAACAGAATCTTTTAAACTTGTTTGAAATTCTCTGGCGCATAATATTCGTAATGGGTCTTTAGCAGCCTTAATAAGTAAAGCTCTTGCAACTCCCCAAGATTTAGCCCCACCACGACCACCATATAATACTTTATAACGAGATTTCTCAAATAAGCATTCCAGCTTTTCTGGAAATTCAACTTTTGATAAATCTTCACTCATTGCGCTTTTACAAATGTAACCTGCAAACCTGAAAGCAATGGACTGCCATCACTATTCTCTACCGCTTGTATTGCTTTACCATCTACACGATCTATCAACTCTTTAATAGCCCATGCTTCACCATCTTCTGCGGATCGTATAAGGCTTTCAGCTACCATGTTGAGTCTATGTGGCTCTTGCGTTAATACCTTGCGTAACTTGTCATAGAACAATCTGGACTTAGCAGCATTTTGATTGCCAATTTGTCCACCTCGCCCATCTTTCGTTTCGATTGTCATATTCTTGATTCTTAAAAAATTATAATGTTGGTGCTGGCTGTTCAGTTGCTACATATTCAGCAGATGGATTCATAGCTGTTTTATCTAATACTGGCTCTTCTAAATCGTGTTGAGATGACTCTGATTCTGCTAATGCTAAATGATCATATTCTGATTCAATTTGTAATGTAGCTTGTGCATTTATTTCTGAAATTAATTCTGCAACTTCTTCATAAATACCTTGCTCAAGATGTTCTAATATTAATTCAATATCAGTAATATGTAAGTCTAGTGTGATAAACATTTCTTATTCCTCTATAATGGCTAAAACGTCATCTTCTGTAATGACGATAAGATTTTGGTCTTCATGCTTTACTGATTGACCTGTACTACGACCTACTATTGCTATATCCCCTACCTTTACCTCTTTTACATCATCACCAATAGCAATTACTAAGCATTGATCTACAGGATCTGTTTTAGTTAATATTAAACCAAAATCTGTTTTTGTTTCTGCTTCTTGTCTTTTAACTACAATTCTATTATGTAATGGTTTCATTTATCATTTCCTATCCAACAAACATCTTTCCATGACATCAATAAGTATTTAACACCATCTTCATAATATGGCATAAATTTTAGATATTCTTCTTTAGCTTCACGATTCATAGTACCAAAACGAATAAACTGTCCAACCTTTACTGGCATTACTTCACGTTCTGTTGAACTGATTAGTTTACCTGGTCCTACCTTTACGATAGTACCCATGTTGTCTTCTTCTGATTGCAGAACAACTATTAAAGATGATTTAACACGTTCTTTAGGCTTTACTAAAATCTTATCTCTTAATGGATTAATCATGATATTTAGCTGGCCTTCCTCTACGTTTAGCAATTTCTGTATTAATAGGTAATGTAGGCAATTCTTCAAATAATGGAAATGATGATTCAATAAACTCACCACATGAATTGCTTGAGTGTTTATTGACTGTTTGAGGGTAACGCGTACACGCACCTATAATATCTTGACTAGCAAAGTATTTACAATTACCGCAGATTTCTGTTATATTTAATTCAGCCATTTAATTTACCTTAATTGGTTAGAACCCACACCTAATGTAAAGAGTTAAGTGTGGGTTTGTTTTTATTAATCTTGATCGTGATCCATGCGTTTGTGTTCATAAACTACTGACTCTTTACGACCACCTTTACATTCACCTAAACGACCATCAATTTTACCAGCATGACTAGCTTCACGTAAACCTAAACCATCTGCTTTACCTTCTGCAACACCACCTTTAATAGTTTGCTTACGTTCACCACTAGCATCAGAAGCATTTACACCTTTTGGCAATTTCTCACCAGTTTGACCTTTAGCTGGTCTTTTATCTGCAATACCCATAATAATTCCTTTTTTGTTTGTTAATTAACAATTACATTATACGCTAAA